TTTTTTTTTTTAGGGGTAATTTGAGTAATGAAGTCTAGCCCCCTATGGGTTAGCTTCACACGAATTTATTCACACTCTGCACCAGCCTGCTTCTCTCGAAGTTCATCAACAAAGGAGGCGAAAGTTGTTGTTAACCACTCCCGCGGAATGCCTCTTTCACGAAGTTCACCCTTGAATTGTTCAAGGCTTTCCTCTCCGTGATGGGACATAAATCTGCATACATTCTGTATACGCTGTTTTACGTCAGCAACATCTCCGATGTGTTGTTTTGGAGCATAAACTAGCTCCTTATATATGTCACATTTCGGCATTGGTGCAAGAACAATATCTTCATGTTCTATAAAATGTGACTTGAGGAATGTTAAATCCTCAAATTTTGTATGTAGTGCGATATCTGCACTTTTACTTGCGTCTGTAATCGTGTAACCATACAATGACACAATTTGTTGTATAAGAGGCCCGTTATAGTATTGAAGAATACTAGGCTTCACGGACATAACGATGTCATCTCCATAAGTTAACATCTTGATTCCATTATCAAAATCGGTCATCGAACAACTAAGTCCGGCCACTTGCCTGGCATTACAAAACGCAACGCTCATGATGTAGTAATTGCAAACTGAGTTAAATACGTCAGTAAATGGGTTACCACTCTTATTTCCTTGTGATGAAAAGAAAAGATAAGATCCCATAATATGCGCACCATCTCGAAGAATCCTCAATAGAACTCGTCGAGCAACGTCATCCTTGTTTTCGGCCAAGACTCCTTTATATTGTTTAGTCTCCTTAGTATTATAATATCGCTTAACAACATCTTCGAAAAACTTGAAAGCGTCTATATTTACAGATCCATCATAATTCTTATAATCAAAAGCTAATCCTAAGTGAGAATTTTGCTTAAGAACTGTGGCGTAGTGCTTCCACGCTACTTCCTTATCTGCTCCTATTCCGTGATAATATCGGAATCCGGAATGCGACTTATAGTAATCAAGAAAATGACCAAAATATTTCCGAACTAGAAGAGTATATTCTAAACCTGGTTGCTCGAAAACTCGAGTTTTACAATCATCAACTTTCTTACTTGGTCTCAATTCATCTTTGTTGGTAGATATCCAAAATGTTTGAAACATTCTCCCTTCCCTTATCTCACTCTCGCAGTGCTCTAAGTACTGCGTGAATGTTTTATTAAACATAGGGACCACATGTTGTGTTGCTTTATCTGAAAAGACACGTTGAATGGGGAGACCAGCCCCAGTTATTGGATCTATTTCTTGGGGCAACTCTTTAAAGAATTCAGTCTTTCCTTCTTTAAACCCAAACTGATTCCAATATCCACATCCTGTTTTATACTGTAGAGGATTCATAATATCAGTACCATTGATAGCTTCAAAAGTG